GTATAGAGGTTTTAGTACTATAAACACTAATACAGAAAACTATGCATTGTATGATTTTGAATTAATAAAGCAAGATTTGTTGAATAATTTTTATGTCCGGCAGGGTGAAAGATTAATGAATCCTACATTTGGTTGTATCATTTGGGAGTTGTTGTTTGAACCTTTAACGGAGGAAGTTAAAGATGTTATTTTACAAAATGTTAATAGCATTATTAATCTTGACCCCCGAGTACAAGCTAGCAACGTAGTGATAACCCCATATGATACTGGGTTACAAATACAATATACATTAAAGTATACACAGTATAATTTGCAAGAAACAATACAGTTAAACTTTGATCAAAACAATGGTTTATTAATACAAGCATAAAGTACGTAGATAATTTAAACCAATAAATACTGATATTAGGAAATATTATGAGCTCAACAGATAGACAAAATAACCTGTTAGTATCTGAAGATTGGCAGAAAATTTATCAATCATTTAAGAACGCAGACTTTCAAAGCTACGACTTTGACAACTTGCGCCGCACAATGATTGACTACATTCGTGTGAATTTTCCAGAAGATTTTAACGATTATATTGAATCTAGTGAGTATCTTGCGCTTATTGATCTTATAGCATTTGTTGGGCAAAGCATTGCGTTCCGTGTAGATTTAAATGCTAGAGAAAACTTTTTAGAACTAGCTAGTCGCAGAGATAGCGTGTTACGTTTAGCACGTATGATTAGTTATAATGCTAGCAGAAGCGTTGCATCGTCTGGTTTATTAAAATTTAACAGTATTAGTACAACTGAAAATGTATTAGATAGTAATGGTATTAATTTATCTGGACAGTATATTACTTGGAATGATCCTAGTAATGCCAACTGGTATGATCAGTTTATTAAAGTAATTAACGCCGCGTTGCCATCAACTCAACAGTTCGGTAATCCAGCCGATTCTGCATCTATATACAACATTCCAACAGCACAGTATAGATTTAATCAAAATAGTACAGATATTCCTGTGTTTAGTTTTACTAAAACAGTAAATGGACGTGTGATGACATTTGAAATCACTAGTACTACATTTGCAAACCAAACTTACATTTATGAAGAACCGCCAAAAGTGGGCAACAAACTAGCATGTGTATACTCCGATGATGGGTATGGCGCTGGAAGTCCTAATACTGGATTCTTTTTTAGATTTACCGAAGGTACTTTAAATCAAAGTACATTTAATGTTTCTCAACCTAGTAGTAATCAAACTATTGATATTAATACACAGAACATTAATAATACTGATGTATGGCTATATTCATTAAATCAAAGCACTGGTTTAGAAGATACATTATGGACACAAGTTCCAGCGTTAACTGGTAATAACATAATTTATAACAGTTTAAATAACAACATTAAAACTATTTACAATGTAATTACTCGAGCAGGCGATGCAGTTAGCTTAGGTTTTGCTGACGGTACATTTGGAAAATTGCCACTTGGCAATTTTAGAGTTTACTACAGAACAAGTAATAATCTAGCATACACGATAAACCCATCAGACATTTTAAATGTAACAATTAGTATTCCGTATACTTCGTTATCAAATCAAATTGAAACATTAACAATTAGTTTAAAATTACCATCGACTGTATCTAATTCAGTTGTTTCAGAAAGTAATGCTAGCGTTCAACAAAATGCACCACAAACATACTATACACAAAATCGTATGATTACTGGTGAAGATTATAATATTAGTCCTCTTTCTATAACACAACAAGTAGCTAAAGTAAAAGCTATTAATAGAACTAGTAGCGGCATTAGTCGATATTTTGATTTAACAGACCCAACAGGAAAATATAGTTCTACAAATTTATTTGCCGACGACGGTATAATATATCAAGAACCGTATGTATCTACAACTAGTTTTTCTTATGTTACTAAGACAGATATTGAAGGTATAATTTATAATACAATTTTTGAAATTTTAAATGATCCAGCATTGCGTAATTTTTATTATGCAAATTTTGTTAATACATTATCAGAAAGTCTTAAAATTTCTTGGAAAAATGTCACATCTGATAGCAATAGTTCTACAGGATATGTTGCTGATATTACAGACAACAAGCCTCTTAAACTAGGTTCTTATACCAGTACAGATTTAATTTATTTTACAGCCGGCGCACTAGTTAAATTTACAGCACCTAAAATTAACGGAGTGCAAAATTATTTTGATACTAATAATCAAAATGCACTAACGACTGTGCCAACTATTAATGGAATACAACAACCTGTACCTAAAGGTGTAGTAAGCTACTTGTGGGCACAAGTAGTGTCAGTAAACGGCGACGGTACTGCTTCGGGTGTAGGAACACTTGCAACAGGCTTTGGCCCAGTTACAATGAATCAAGTAATTCCAAGCGGTGCAGTAATTAATCAAGTAATTCCGCAGTTATCGTTGACTATCCAAAGTTCAGTTATAACTACAATGATCGATTTGATTTTTAATAATAATCCATTTGGCCTACGTTATGATGCTCCTACACAGTCGTGGCAAATTGTTTTTGAAACTAATTTAAATACTACAGATGCTTTTAGTTTAGGAAATCAAGGAGACTTGACTAATACACAGCAAGATTCAAGCTGGTTATTATTATTCACTACAAACAATGTAACTTATACTGTAAGTACACGATTAGTTCGTTATGTTTTTGAAAGTAATCAAGAAGTTACTTTTTACTTTGACAATACACAAAAAGTTTATGACAGTGTATCGAGCAATATAGTTTTAGACTCATTAAATGTACTAAGTATTAACAGCATGCCTGATAGTACAACATCATTTACAACTGACATCAAATGGCAAATTGTGTCGGAATATACTGGCTTGGACGGATATACCGATCCTACTAAAATTATAATAACTTTTGCTAGTAGCGAAAATAATGGAATTGTTGATAATCCACAACAGTTTACAGATATTGTGGCACCATTAACAAATCCTTTAAAAAAATATATTGTTCAACAAAAATATTTAATAAGTGCTGGACAAGAAGATTATGCTTACGTAGATAATTCTAACGGACTAGTTGTTATTCTTCCTACAAAAACTTCAGCATATCCGTTAAATCAATGGCAAGACGGCCAGTATTTTTATTTTGCAGACACACAAGTTGTAACAAAATATTCTGCTTCTAACAGCACTTTATCGCCAACATTAGATTGTCGAGTTTTTGTTGGCCGAGATAAATTGAAATTCCAATATACTCATAGCGCAGACTATGATTCAAGAATTGATCCTGGTGCAAGTAACATCATGGATGTGTATATTTTAACGGTTGATTATGATACACGATTTAGACAATGGCTAGCCGGCGCAAGTGTTACAGAACCATTACCACCGAGCAGTTCAGAATTAAACAGTTTATTAAGTACAGAATTAAATCTAATCAAAGCTATGTCGGATGAAATTGTTTATCATCCAGTTAGTTATTTGTTATTGTTTGGTTCTCAAGCAGATTTAAATTTACAAGCAACTTTTAATGTTGTACAAAATCCTGCAAGTACGGCAAGTACTAACGATATTATTTCAAGAGTTATAACATCGATTAATCAATTTTTTGCATTAGAAAATTGGAATTTTGGAGATACATTTTATTTCTCTGAATTAGCAACATACATAATCACACAATTAAGTCCAGACGTTAGCAATTTTGTAATTGTTCCAGTCCAAGGTAATTTATATTTTGGTAGCTTGTTTGAAATACATTGCCCTAGTAATCAGATACTAATAAGCTGTGCTACGGCAGCCAACATAAATGTGGTGTCAGGATTGACAGCTGATAACTTAAGAACTGTAACAGGCACTGGATTGAATTCCATTGTAACAACTCAAAACATTACTAGCGCAACTTTCGGAGTAACTAATGGCAGCTAACACTACAAACCCAAATGGCAACACCGGGCTTAGTATAAATTTTCTTCCTAATTTTTATCAAACACCTGCTAACAAGAAATTTTTGCAAGCAACGCTTGATCAATTATACCAACCAGGTTCTGTATCAAAGGTTAATGGATATGTAGGAAAACAAAATGCCAAGGCTGCCACAGGAGCAGATGTTTATGTTACTGCGGCCGACGAAACTCGCCAGAACTATCAGTTAGATCCTTGTATAACAATCAAAGACAGCATTGGTAATACAACATTTTTTAAAGATTATATTGATTATATTAATCAAATATCTGTCTTTGGTGGCAACACTAAAAATCATGCTAGATTAAACAAACAAGAATTTTATTCTTGGGATCCCCATATGGACTGGGATAAATTTGTTAATTTTCAGAACTATTATTGGTTGCCTTACGGTCCTGAAACAATTAGAATTTACGGACAAGAAGCCGCAATTACTAGTACATATACTGTAACAGTTGAATCTGAATTAAGTAACAACGAGTTTTTGTTTACTCCTAACGGCTTTACAAGAAACCCAGTATTAACTTTGTACAGAGGTCATACATACATATTTGAAATTAACAGTACAGGCAATCCTTTTAGTATTAAAACAGCCCGTAGTACTGGTACAGCCGACCGTTATGAAATTAGTGGTATTGACAATTACGGTGTTGAGCAAGGATCTATAACATTTACAGTTCCATTAGATGCGCCAACATTATTATATTATCAAAGTGAAACTGATCTGCAACTTGGTGGTGCATTTGAAATTTTAGATATAACTGCTGATACATTTATTAATGTTACCAACGAATTATTAGGTAAAAAAACTTATAAACTTTCTAACGGTACTGCGTTAAGCAACGGGATGAAATTATCTTTTGGAGGTAATGTAACTCCGGCTATGTATGCCACAGGAGAATTTTATGTAGAAGGCGTTGGTACTGCTATTAAATTAGTACCTGCTAATTCTTTAGAAATTATTAATTTATATACACAAGAACAAACAGTTCCATTTGACAGCGACAAATTCGACAGCGAACCATTTAGTGATGCAACAGGCTTTGCAGGCCAAGCAGATTATTTTGTAATTAACAGAGCAAGTAACGATCTTAATAATTGGTCTAGATATAATCGTTGGTTTCACATTGATGTAATTAATGCAAGTTCTGCATTTAATAATAATATAGCTAGCATTAATCAAGATGCTAGAGCTATTCGTCCAATCATTGAATTTAACGCTAACTTAAAACTTTTTAATTTTGGTACTCAAGCAATACAAGATATTGATGTTATTGACGATTATACTACAGATGCGTTTTCTGTAATTGAAGGATCGTTCGGATATAACGTTGATGGAATTGCATTAACACAAGGACAGTACATTATTTTTACTGCTGATACAGATCCGTTAGTAAAAAATAAAATATTTAAAGTAGAATTTTTAGATTTTTTACATTTAAATTCTGGAAGTAAACAAATTCATTTAGTAGAAGTTGCAACTCCGTCAGCAGGTCAGACTGTAGTAATTAAGACTGGCGCACATAACCAAGGTAAATCATATTGGTTTAATGGAACTTCTTGGGTAATAGGTCAACAAAAAATTAAAATCAATCAACCTCCATTGTTTGATGTAGTTGATAGCAATGGTGTAAGTTTTGGCGACACTAGTGTTTATAACGGTTCTACATTTGTTGGAACAACTATTTTTTCTTATAAAACTGGTACTGGTGTAGCTGACGCTACACTAGGATTTCCTTTAAGTTATAGAAATATTAGCAACATTGGTGATATTGTTTTCAATTTTACAATAGCAACAGATACATTTCAATATAAAGAATCTACTTCACTTATTACTACTCAAGTCGAAGTTGGATATTTAGTAGGACAAGATTACGTAGGAAATACGGTTTATCTCAACGGCTGGCAAACATGTACAACACCGACAGTACAGGCGGCAGTTAGAATTTATAGTAATTCTAATTTAACTAATAATTTTAATATTGATATTTTTGATAATATTAATGAATTATCTGATTTAGTTGTAAGAGTATATGTTAATGGATATCGCATCGACCCATCTTTATGGTCTGTAGTAGATGCACCTAAATACAAACAAGTGGTATTTAAAACAGCAGTTTTGTCTTCAGATATTGTTACGATTAGAGCATTTTCTGCACAACCAATTAATACAAACGGATTCTATGAAATTCCAGTTAACCTACAAAATAATCCTCTTAACAATGTCATGGGAGATTTCACATTAGGAGAAGTTACTGACCACGTGTTGTCCATAGTGGATAATTTGGCTAGTAATTTTGTAGGAGCATTTCCAGGCCCTGGCAATTTAAGAGATTTAGGCAATGTCACACAGTATGGTACTAAATTTGTTCAGCATAGCGGCCCGTTAAGTCTTGCAATGTATCACATTACATCGGAAACAAATAATGTTGTCAGCAGTTTAGAACAAAGTCGAGATGACTATAACAGTTTTAAACGTAATTTTATAAAAACAGCAACTAATTTAGGTGTTGATGGCGATCCAGTAACGTTAGTTAATTTAATTTTGCAAAAACTAAATGCAAATAAACCAAATACTGCTCCTTATTATTTTAGTGATATGATTCCGTACGGAGCAGCCATTACTACAAATCTTACAGTTGTTGATTATAGAATAAAAACATATCCGTTAAGTAATAATTTTACATTATCTGAATTGTCTAACAAAGCAGTTGGAATATATCTTAATGGCATCCAACTAGTTTACGGCAGAGATTATACATTTAACAATCAATCAATGGTAGTAATTGATCCTAGTGTTGGTATGCATAATAATGATATAATTACTACAATTGAATATGATAGCACAGACGGATGTTTTGTTCCAGAAACACCGACTAAGCTAGGTATGTGGCCTGCATACGTTCCGCAAAAATATGTGGATACTACATTGGTTACTCCTCAAGCA